CCGATCTTGCCACTGATATTATTGATTCTAGGTATAATGGAACAAAGTCTAGTCATCGTTCTGACGTACGCACCACAAACTTCAAGTCGAGAGATCAAATCGAAATGGATAAGTATTTCGCATCAAAGAAGTACAACAATAACTCATTCGTTGATTGGAGCGAAAGTAATAAACTCCCTCCTCTCACTGCTTTTGTTGATACTTGTGTTAATTTTGCAGCATATTCATTAAAGCATCCTACTACTTTTGATGATAATCCTTTTTCGAAATTTTCGATTGCTGAAGTTAATCGTATCTGCGATGACAAACAACTTCGTGCCGTTCCCCAGTCTTCAAAGGCTGCTGTCCTTTTCTCTTATAATGATTATAAAGCTCTTCAAGGCCTCCCTGATATCCTTTGCTCCGCCCATGTTCGTACAAACTGTAGTCAATGCATGCACCAAGTTAATAGTGTGTTGGACAGTTATACTACGAAGATTGATCGTAGAGCCGTTAATGGATTTGGCAAAGTTATCTGTACTCATTGTACTGCTGAAAATCCTGCCCCTAATCCTAAGCAACGTGTGCCTTGTGTATCCTGTAGTCATTTTTTAATGCTGGATGGTCCTGGTTTCAACAGATCCGCAAACTCGGACCAGCGCTAATTCCTTCAACCAGCGTGCAACGCCCCCCTGCAATGCCTCTTCACACCATGCAGGTTGTCGGGCGCTTAGAAATACCTTATCGTGCTCACAGCCGTAAGTTTAAGTGTGATTCCGTCTTTTTACAGTATGCAAAGAAACTTGGAATTCAAATTCCTGGTCTTTACCAACACTTCTCTGAGCAACATATTGAAACATATTACCAGAGAAAGAAAGGTGTTCTTAAATATGACCAGCAAGTTCCTGACCTTGTTTTCGATGCCCAAGCTGCTACATTTGCTGATGCCTTTTTAGATTCCACTATTGGCCCTTTTGTTCGTGGCTGGGATGTTTTACACCCAGACCATATTACCACAGTTAGATCTAGCAGTCCAGGTTTCCCCTTCGACCTTACCTATTTTAATAAAGGTGAAGTATACGATCAGCATGACTTTGACCAGTCCTGGATAGACCTTGCAAAACCTGAAGATTATTTTTGTCTTTGGTCCTGTTTTATTAAGCAAGAATTGCTACCACTCGATAAGATTGCTGCTCGTGAAGCTCGAATTGTTCTCGTTCCTCCTGCTGACTTTGCTCAAATGCAAGCA